GCTCGGCTTAAACTGGCCTGTGTATCACCCCCTTTAGAAATTAATTTCTACGTGAGGAAAGCGAACACTCCGTTACTGAAATATTTGTTTTATCGCAACACTTTAATATCACGAACAATGATTTATCACGTTGATCATAATGATAGATCTATTCATAGACATGGGAGGTTCGATGTCGCTCCGCCATGTTATCGTAGATATGTGCAAAAAGAAGTAAAAGAAAATTTCAGAGAATGCACGTGTGATTTAGGGGTGTACTTAACAGAAGTAATTTTTATGAAGAATAATTTATTTGAGACTCCGCGTAAGGGGAGAAAAGGTAAAGAACAAGTTGATACAATGTACGTAGACATGCTTACTACGATCGAAAGCAACTGGGAAATGAAAGGTGAATATTTTCATATGAGAGAGACAAGTGACAACTTCGTTAGAGCAAAGATGAGGTTGTTATCATGTAATCCGCAGAACCAGATTAGGCTGAGACCACCTTTTGCATACAGAGGAGTGCCTGTGGAAGATAGAATTTTCTTTAGTGAAGTGCTTATGGAAGCTTATATTAAATATGATGAGCATTTTAATGAGTTTCTGTTCACGAAACATCAGATTAGAGAAAATATGTTAGCAGTTGTTAGCTTTGCTGGTAAGATACTTTTTCCTGGTAATGATATACCTAAATTTCCTCGAATTTATTCAACGTACAATTTAGCATTTGGAAATATTAATGGAAGAGCTCCGGCCTACTATAGTCATGAAAATTTGTATCCTGAAAAAGTTGCGAAGCTAATAGAGAAGTATGACAAGCCTACGAACAAAAGATCAGAGTTTGCCAAGCAAATGGTTTTGTTGTGGCCTCAAGCTTTAAATTTGTTGTACGATTATCTTGATGTTAAACAATTTAAGGGAACTAGAATTTTTGATATCACTAAAGATGATCTAAATACTTTAAAAGGACCCGCGTTTAGTTCAAATGGTATACGACCAGGAATGACGTACGCTCAATGGGTTGATGAATGTCGATTTGTTTTTACAGTTAACGGTAAGAAGTTTGATCAAGAAGGTTTTGTTATAGCTCAGCTATGGAATCTTATATTGACAATTCTTGCTGGAGGAAATGTTAAGCATCCAGCTCCATGGGCTAACATGGTTGTAAAGAATGAAGTCCATTCAATTGACGAGGAAGCTAGGTATAAACATTTCGAAGATCTTTGCAAAGAACTCGATAGACTTGGAAGTAAGGCACGTGAATACTTTATCATGCATGCATCTGATTATTTGATGGGAGCAATAGTGTCTGATTTTGGTGATAAGCGAGAGCGAGGAAATGTGATCTCTATAGGGTTTAAATGGGATCACGGAGGTGCTTTCGAAAAAGCAGTTTTCTTTAAATATGATGATCCTGAAATGACGTATGATACGGCAGATATAAAAGCTCAAGACACGTGTATGCCTGCAGATTTGCTGCAGCTGCATGCTGCTAGTGCTAGATATTATATAGATCTCAAGAAAACTTCCCCAGATATGCTCCGAGTGTTCGACACCCTAAGCAAACTTTTTGGAGTTAATCTGGCCTATAAGGTAGTCCATCAGTTTGATGATATTTGGGTATTGATGCAAGGGTGTATGCCTAGTGGGAGTATAAAAACATCACATGGAGATTCATGGATATTAGCTTTTGTGATTTGTTTATTCATATGTTTTACGATCACATGTAATCCTTTGAGAGCAACGCAAATAAGATCTGTGATTTCAAGAGGGTGTCTCCCTTTTTCAGTCTATGGTGATAATTCAATTTTAGGAAGACATAGCTCAATAAAAGATTTAATTAGTATAGATAAAAT